AATAATTAGAGAAGATGAAAATGGACATGAGCTCAGACAGGAAAGAATTTTCTTCGGCTGTCCATGGGTTACCGGAGGTCTGGCAAGATATATTGTATACCAGCCAACAGACCATGATCGCTGGGAACACAAACTGAAGCATTATGTTCTCACGACGTTCATTGTCATTGTCACCGGAATAATGGAGATTATACCAGTGAAGGACAGCATGAACAAAGGCAAGTCTGACTGCAATAAGAATATCCAAGTCAAACCTCTTTCCATCAAGTGCAATGCACTTGACATCCTTAGGTTGCTGCCCGGCTAGCAAATACATAGCTAACACATTCCACTCAGGTTTGTTAGCAGCAATACCAACTGCAGGTCCTCCAACTGGATGGAGGGACTTCCACGCATCAAGAAAAGTGGAGAGGCTACGCTTAGCATTAACAACGTCATCTGCCGACGCGCCGTTTATACCACGGTCCTTGCCATCCACATCAACTCGGTGAATGGGATAGGTCTCATCCTTTTGGAAAAGACCCATAAGTGCCGGAAAAGTCTTCCGACGAAGATACTTCCATTTAAGTTTGGCTCTAGAACGGAAGTAATTGGTGATATGGGGATCATCTCCTCCTCTAATGTGAGGACCTTTACCACCAAACATTTTGCCACGCCAAGGAACACCGCCAGAGGTAGTAAGACACAATGGGTTAACGTTAGTGCCGGGAATACCAAAAACGGCTTCTTCAAGTGAAATGTTTGGCTGCGTAAATCGCTTTCGCGGTCCTGGAATTCTTTCAACAATCTTCTCCGCAATCTTATTCAACTTGTCTTGGATCGAGAAGCTGTAGGACTTTCGATCGCGGGCAATCTGATCGAAATAGTATGGCAAGGGAAAACCATTCTTATGTCGAAATTTGGCAGGCTTAGTTGTTGGAACAAGTTCTGGCTCAACATTTTGGAAGACAGAAGGCCTTATATTAGACTTCATAGGGCCAAAGAGAGGGACATCAGCGACAGCAACCGGAACGACACCAGCAGGAATCTTTGAGAGATCAACACATTCTCCCTTAACAACCAAGTCGTCAGGGAAAAGTTCGAGGTAACCTTCCTTAAGACTGTTTTTCTCAGCCTTCTCAATCAAGTCTCTAAGGACTTCTTGATAAACAGGTTTGAAAAAAGCGGCGGGCTTATCACCTTCAATTCCGGCGTAGTGAACACCACAGATCTTTTGGTCGATCTGGCGATTACTGTGGTAATATGGAAAACCGCAGTCACCATCAAAAGAGTGAATCTCAGCTCTAAAATAACCAACTGTCTCACACCCACTTTGTTCAGTTACAGTCACACCATGACTGTAAGAACAATCTGCACCCTCGTACACAATGGTACCGTTCTGCTTACGACGCGCAAGGTGAACATGATAAATTGTGTCCAATTGAGTGTCTTGTCTAACAAAATGGTCAATAATGGTACGACCAAAGTGGCCAGGTATCTTTATTAGATCAAGATCTGAGCCGGGGTAATGTGCTATCCGGCATTCGCGGGGGATAAAGGTTAACCTATTAGTACCATGTTCCATGATAAAAGTTTCATCTTCTTCACCATGGAAAGTATGGTTAGTCACTAAATACCAGTCTTGGGCTACGAGAAGAGCACCAGAAAGATAATGTCCATCTATGCTATAAAGACGGCAGATGTTGTTTGCAGTTGAATCTTTGACTGCACGCAACTGTTTATCTCCTCCATCGCCTTTTACAACAATGGCAGCTTTGGAACGGACAGGAGTCTTGCTCTTGGCATAACGTTGACCTTGAACAACGAGATCGCGCGAGTCCTCATCAACCATAGTTGCAAGAGATTCACGCATCTTCTCATTGTCTCCAGAATCAAGAGTCTTAAGGAAACTCTTAAAACTGTGTGTACCAGCATCCTTGAAATCACGAAGCCAAGTTCTCCAATGGGCATCTTCATAGGTCAAAGAATCAATTAGAGCTTGAACATCGGCTGGATCGGCCGTAAGAACAATTTGCTCATTAAGACCAATTGTGTCTAGTATACGACCAGTCCCAAAGAACAAGCAAGCAGCCATGAAGAAAATGAAAAGAAGACCAGTTGCGATCAAGATCTTTCGTTGTAGTGAACCTTTAGGCATCACAAACGAATCCAACCACAAATTCGCTCCAAGCCATACACCACCAATGACAATGGAAAATGGACCAGTGAAAGTCCAAAGTACCGAGCCTAGTGGGGCAGCAATGAAACTAGTCGCTGCAAGGTTCAAGAGACGAGAGGAATCTTCATTCCAATAGGTCAAAGAAAAGATGGCACCAGTAATGGTATTAGGAACACCCATTACTGCTAGAGGATCTTCGTTGTTCAACTTAACAAAGTCATACACTCTTTGCAACTCAAAATAGCCAGGGTCCTTGATCTGCTCACCCAAGTTAATGGGCATGTAGTAGGTTCTAAAACCCTTCGTATAAGTCACTCGGAAAGCATTTTCTGTATCAGTAGTAGCACTCTCAGGAACAAAGTCAAGCACCGGGTAACCATTCCAAGTAGGATAGGTTGCTGCTGCTAGAACAATATCTCCAGTAAAACTCTCCTTGATTTCATCAAAGCGATCAGTAACCTTATTGACAAATCTATCTCTAAAGATACGGACTTCATTGGCCAACAGTGCGCCGTTAGCCATTGTAATAGAGTAACTATCATCAATGTCATCTAGAATCTTGTCAATCTTAGAACCGAGTTTAATTCGGTCAATCTTACGATCGACCTTAGACTTAAAGTTTGTAAACTTTGAGGCGACATCATCACGCTTTTCTTTGACATCATCAGAGAGCTTCTTAGTGAAATTTGAGAATTCTTCTTTAACATCATCGCGACGTTTTTTAACATCATCAACGATAGAGGAAAACTTATTTTTCACTTTTTCAGAAATCTTATCAAATGGACCAGGGACTAAATCAGGATTCTTGGGAAGTGTTTTAAGTTTTTCATCCTTAAACTTCTCAAAAAGTTTTGATGCTCTTTGTGGACTAAGTGTACCAAGCATCATCTCGGTTCCTAATTGTGCTCTGTATCGCTCAATGTCTTTGGAAACAGCTTCACGAGCTAACTGATATTCAGTCTTTTCATCATGAAGCCTCCAAACAAGGTCACGAAGCTGCGAGTCAGTTCTTCTTGTAGTGCCATATTTGTTCTCGTCAAAAATGGAAAACACATGAGCTGATTCTACCGCGTCTATTTCATCGTGGACACGCATGTCCCAAAGAACTCTCTTGAAACGAGCACGCTCTTCAGCGTGTATTTCACTCTCGCTAAGAGTCTTTTGGAGCTTAACCTTGTACTCTTCATAATATTCGTCAAAGGCAGGATCACCCTTGTGGAATGTAAGAATAAGGTCACGAAGCTCCTGATTGGATCTCTTCAGAACTCCAAGTCTTTTATGGTCGAAGAAATCATGCATAACGGTTCCTTCTTCCATAGTAATATCTCCATCATCAATCATCTGATTCAAGATATCACTAAAACGAGTAAGCTCTGCTTGAT